CCAATCTTCCCTCTTTTTAATTATTAGAGGACAATCTAATGGCTGTAAAATTATTTATTAAACTTCAAACTCCTACTATTGAACTTAAAGTATCTGCTAAAGATGCTGCTGGTAATAAAGACTCATTCACAGTAGGTTTTAAACGCTATGACTTAGCAACTGCGCAGGTGAAACTAGAGCAATTACAGAATATCTTTGAATCTGTTTCAAAAGAAACTACTTTAGATTCTAAAGAACTGAATACCTTTATCAAGAATGAAATTGTATTCTTGAAACAGATTAAACTGGATTTAGAAGACGAGAATGGTAACTCTAAAGAGTTATCTGTCGCAGATACTAGAACAGTTAAACCGAATGAAAGTCTGTGGGAGACAGCAGATGAGTGTCTAGCCGTCCTCCTAGATATGTATCTGGGTTCTGCTCCTTACAGACTTTCTCTAATTACTGCCTTGCAAAAAGCTTTGCTAAATAGCGATTATAGTGAAGCAGAAGTAAAAAACTAACAGAGGCTGGCGAGTACTTAGGAAAGATAGTTGAATTAGCAAAATATGAACAGGAAGTAGCAGTTAGTAATGCAAAGGTAAGTTCTTTACTAGCTGCTTTTCCTGGACTTACACAAGATACTACAGAAGTTGAGGAAGAAATCCATGAAGAAGATGTTTTTTATCTCTGGGAGACTAAAGAAGTTATCTTTAAGATTTACAAGATTGCTAGAAACTATTTATCTGAATACTATGCACTTGACTCAGCCATTCTTATAGAACTGATTAAAGAAAATAAAGTATCTATGGAAAGTGCTTTATCTGAAATACCGTATATTCATAGCGGATACCTTAACATTATCTTAGAAGAGAAAGAAAATGGCAGAACAGATACTGAAAGTTAAACTTGTTGCTGATGTGGGGCAATCTGAAGCGGCTTTAAAGCTGTTTACAGATTCGGCTAAAGATGCTGGAGTATCTATAGAAAAGGTCTTTAAAGCTGTTAATGTTGAAACAGATAAAATAGCTTATGATATTAAAGTAACTGCCGATGAACTGGATAAGTTAGATAAAGCTTTTAAGTCTGCTAAAGCAAAATTCTCAGAAGACGAGACTACTAAATTATCTAGTAGTTTTATTGAAGTTACTAAGAATATAGATGCTGAAGCTGCCAGAATTGCAAAAAGTCGTCAAAAAGGTTTTGAAGAAGACTTAGCTAAACGTACTACTAGGTTAAAAGAATCACTTAGCTTAGAACTAGCTTTAATCCGTGAAGGCGAAAATAGTATCACAGCTATTAAACTAGAGTCAGCTTCTAAACAAAGAAAACTTGAAGAAAAGTTACAAGAAGACCTAGCTGCCGTAAAGCAGAAGTTTATCGACCAAGATATAACTGCTGCTACTAAAAACACTTATATCAATAGACTATATGCTGATTATAAAGATGCTACTGTTAAGTTAAATGAATTAACTGATGAACGTATAGCTAAAGCAAACCAAGAAGTAGCCGATTTCAATCTAGTAGAGAAGAAACTTGCTGAAACTTCTGCTAGACGAGTAAAACTTGTAGAAGATAGAGAGAAAGCTTTAACTGATATTCAAATAGCTGCTGCAAAAAAGTCTCAGGAAGTCCAAAATGCTTTAATTAAGCAAACAGTAGATTCTTTAATAATTACAGAGGATAAAGAATATAAAAGACTTCTAGCTGCTAGAAAAGCTAATGCTGAAGCTGCTTTTGGTATTGGCGCACCACAAGCGAGTAGAGATGATAGAGGTTATGTACCTTTTGCTATGGGTACTGTTGGGGCTAATAGAGCTGCTGCACAAGCACCTATGGATGCTAGAGCGCAAACTTTACAAGAAGCAGAAACTAGAGCTTTCTTAAATAGAAGAACTAAAGCTGAGAAAGAGTGGGCTGGTAGTTTTAATACTGTTGTGACTCCAGCTGTAGAAAACAATACTAAAGGTTTAGAAAATAATAAAAAAGCCCTAGATGAGGTTAGTAAATCACATAAAAGCCTGCTAGGTCATATTACAGAGGTCTATGGAGCTTATCAATTAGTTAATACTGCGGTAGGTACTTTTAAACAATTTTTACTTGATATACCTAAAGCTGGTATTCAGCAAGAGCAAACACAAGCAACTCTTTTTGCTATCTTTGGCTCTAAAGAAGGTTATAAAAATATAGAGTTCTTAAAAGACCTCAGTAAAAGCGCAGGCCAATATATAGGTGACTTGCAAGAAGCCTATACTAGATTCGCACCTTCAGCGGTACTAGCAGGAGCTACACAAGGAGAAGTTAATAAAGTATTTAAAGACTTTACAGAAACTTCTACTGTATTGCATTTAGGAACTGACCAAGTTAAATCTCTTTATTTAGCTTTGGAGCAGATGTACGCTAAAACTACTGTACAATCTGAAGAGATTAAGAAACAGTTAGGTAACGTACTTCCTGGTGCTGTAGAAGTAGGTGCTAAAGCTTGGGAAAACTATATAAATAAAGGAAAAGAAGGTGCAGCTAGAACTAAATTATCTGTAGCAGAATTTATGGATGCTATGAGTAAAAATTTAGTTATAGCTAGACAATTTATTCCAGAATTTTCCAAAGCTTATAGAGATACTTTTGGTGGCCCAGATGATTCAGTCTTTGAGGATACTAGAACAAAATTATTATCTAATTTACAAAGAATTAGAAGTACTTATTTTGAACTGACAGATGAAATATACAAAAGAACGTCATCAACCTTAAACGATATAGTTAAATTAGGGGCTGAAGCTTTAGAAACAATACAGAAAAATGCTACTGGAGTTCTACAAGCTATTGAAATCTTATCTGTAGCAGTAGCAGCTAGATTAAGCGTTGCTTTAGCTGTAAATTTAGCAGCTAATCTTAGTAAGGTAACAGTTCTTTTAACTGGTATGTCGGCTGGTATGCTAAGTGTAGCTACTGCTGCCGTAACTGCCGCTGTATCAGTAGCTAATCTAAGTATTAAATATGAAGAAGCTAGAGGTATTTTAGTAGACTATAATAATGAAACAGCCTCTATTACCTCTACTTTAAGTGTAGTTTTATCTGATGTTAAAACACTATTAACAAGTTATTTAGAAACTTATAAAGGTTTTGGGAGTGATTTCTTAAAAGCTATTTTACCAGACCCTGTTAAAGCTGTAGGTGACTTCTTTAGACAATATGTGCCTCTTACTTTGGGGTATTTGAAAGCCACTAAACAAGCTTTTACAGAAGAAGGCTTAACTGTAAATCTTGGTTTAACTGCTAACCAATTTGCTAAAGAATATGCAGCCCAATTTGATGCTTACGGTTCTAGCGTAGTTACAAGAGCTGTCGAGAAAGATATTTCTAAAGTAAAAGAATATGTAAAAGGTAAACCTGTTTATGAAATAGGTAAAGAGATAAGCGCACAATTAGCCGCTGGTTTAAAATTATCTAATTCAGATATTACTGAAATGCTTAATAGTGGTTTAGAGATAGGAGCTACTGATAAAGGCGGTTCAGGAGAAGGTTTAAAGAAAAAAGCAGAGCAGAATAAAGCTTCTCTAAAAGAAACCTACAGAAGTGCTTTTGAAGAGATTAAAAATAGTTATAGTCTAATCCAAGCTGACCTTACAGAAGCACTAGGTAATATAGATATTCTATATCAGCAAAATGCTATGTCTATTGAGACTTATTTCTCTCAAAAGATGCAGTTACAGGAAACTGATTTAGCTGTTCAGAAAGAGATGTTAAATCAAGAGTTGCAGTTAGCTTATGCTCAGAAAGATAAAGTTAAGATTCAAAAGTTAAATGGTGACTTAATTAAAGCAGAAACTGATGCTAATAAACTTGCTACTAAGACTATTATTGAAAAGACTGATGCTGAAAGAGAGCTGCAAACTAGTTTAGCAAATATAAATGCTGAGTATGCTAAGACTTTTGGAACTACCATTAGCACAGTAGAAGCAGCCGATGCTGCTGAACAGAAATTCTTAGCTACTAACGGTGCTTTAATCCTAAAACTATCTTTACTAGCAGATGCTGGTGATGAATTAGCGGCTAGTAGGTTAAAACAATTATATGCTCTTAAAGATAATGCTGTTGTACAGGAACAGTTAAATGATATAGAAACCAGACGTAATGAGTTAATAACTGAGTACGAAGCTAAGTTACAAAGAATAAATAACCAATTTCAATCTGGCGCTTTATCTCAATTATCTGCTTGGAGCCTATCTGATGATGCCAAAACTAGATTAGAAAAGGATTTAGAGGAGTTGCAGGCTAAACAACAAGAAGCTTTAACATCACAAGGTACTGGTGTTCAACTCTCGGATAAAGTTAAACGTGAAGTAGAGAAATCTAAGAACTATCTTGAAGACTTAAAAACTCAAGGTAGTGCTATGGCTAATAAACTTGAGGATGCTTTTAATAACTCCTTTACTAATGCTTTCACAGGTTTTGCCAACGGTACTATGACAGCTAAACAAGCTTTCTCTAGTTTAATTACTTCTATGATTGGCGAGATTCAGAAGTTAATTGCTCAGGAAATGGCTAGTGCTGCTTTGAGAAGTGTTATCAGACCTTTAGCTAATTGGGCTATGAGTGGGATTGGTGATATGTTTAGTAGTGGTCAAAGTGCTGCTTTTACAGATACCTTTTCTAAATCTGGAACAGACTTCTGGGGGGCTGGTGCTACTAAAATATGGCCTAATGCTAATGGTGGTGTGTTTTCAGGCCCAGGTATCTCAGCTTACTCAGGTTCAATAGTATCTAAACCTACTATTTTCCCATTTGCTAAAGGTACTGGTTTAATGGGTGAAGCAGGGCCAGAAGCTATTTTACCTTTGACCAGAAATTCTAAAGGTAAACTCGGTGTAATTGCTGATAGTACTGGACAATCGGGCAGTAATGTGTATAATATAGCAGTTACTGTTCAAAGTTCTAAGGACGAAAAGCCCGCAGATACAGGACAGAAAATTGCAGAAGCTATGATGAGAACTATAGCTAAACAAGAAATCGGACTAGCAGCTAGACCAGGCAACTCACTTAACAGAACTACTAAATTTGGATAAGACATGACTACAACAGCTTTGCCTTTACCTAATAAAATAGCACTCTCAAGTGATAAGTCTGTTAGTTTCAGAGCCATCTCCTCCCAGTTTGGGGATGGCTATCAACAAACAGCACCTAATGGTATTAATGTTAAAGTAGCTTCATGGTCTATTGAATGGGGCGCTTTAACATTAGCTGAAAGAGATACTGTAGAGTCAGTACTAGATAGTGTTGGTTCATGGGGAATTCTAACTTGGACTCCTACAAATGAGTCAGTAGAATTAAAGTTCAGAATGACCAACGAAGGCTATACTAGGAATACTCTAAATAAAAATGGTATCTTCAGTATCTCCTGTAAGTTAATGCAAGTTTTTGATATTTAGGAAGTAGATATGGCTTTAGAATACATTGAAATTAAAGATGCTCTCGGAGCTGTCAAGAAGATAGCAGTAGATACTATTTCAGACAGTAGTTTACAGGTTATGAAATTAGCTACTGGAGCTGATGGTTCTGTAGGTGATGTAGTTAGTACTTCTAACCCATTACCTATTGTGAACGTATCTAATTCTACTGCTGGTACATTGACCATAGCATCTGGCGCTAGTGTTTCAGGTTCTTTAGATACTTTAAATACTGATTTACTTGGGTTTATCTCTCCTGCTGCTTGGACTGCTGCGGCTCTTACATTAGAAGTTTCAGTAGATAATACTAACTGGTTCGGTATTGTTTATGACTCTTACGGTGTTCAGATTAACTCATATAGTTCTTTAACAGTAAGCTCTGGTTATAATGTAGATTTTATTAACCTATTGCCTTTTAGATATATAAGACTACGCTCAGGAACTACTGCTACCCCAGTCAATCAAGCAGCTGCTAGAACGTTTACAGTTTTATCCAGACCAGTAGCTTAATATGTCTTTATTATTGCTTCTAAATAACCAAGGAGAAGGAACACTATCTGTAAGTCAGACGGTGCTAACTTCTACTGTTCCAGGTTTAGTAGAGCTTTTTGAGATTGATTTAACTTCTACTAATGTTCCGGCTCTAGTTGGTAACGTGTTCAGAGTAGCTACTATGACTGACTCTACTGACCTAGCTAATATAAAAGCTGTTAGTTTTGGTGGGAATGACTACGTTCCGTACCCTATACAGATTTCTGAAGTATCTTTTTCTTCTGATGGTGCGCCTCCAAGACCAAAACTAGTAATAGCTAATGTTAATAAGTATATTGGTCAGTTAGCTTTTGCCTACGGGGATATTATAGGTGCTACTGTTACTTATATTAGAACATTTACACCTTATTTGAATTCCCCTAGTAAAGTATCTTTACCGCCATTGAAATACTTTATAGCTAAAAAGACTTCTCATAATAGAACTACATTATCCTTTGAGTTAAGGGATTTCAGAGATAAAGAAAGAGCTTTCCTTCCTAAACGGCAGATGTTAAAGAAAGACTTTCCTGGGCTTGGGATTAATAAAAATGTCAGATAGAATAGAGTTGACTTTCAAACAGTCTGAAAAGATTAGAGAACATACATTAAACTGCTATCCGCAGGAAATGTGTGGTTTCCTAACTGAAGATGACTTTATTCCTGTAAAGAATACTGCTGAGGAGCCGGAAAAGTCATTTAGAATAGATAGTATAGACTATGCTAGATGGTTTAACAAAGCTATAGCAGTTGTTCATTCACATAACAGAGCTTTGAAAAAGCAAGAACTATTCGATTTAAGAACCCCTAGTTATGCTGATTATGTTAATCAGAAGAAAACTGGCTTACCTTGGTTAATTGTCGGCTGCGAGAGTTTAACAGTTACAGACCCTGTTCAATTTCCAAGAATACCGGATAGTAACTATATTGGCAGACCTTTTCAATGGTTTATCTATGACTGTTATAACTTAGTCCAGGACTTTTATAGGTTTGAACTTGATATTATCCTTAGAGATTCTCTAGTAGATAAAGATTATCAAGATATTAGGCACATGAATGATATATTTAGTGACTATTTCGAGGATTATGGGTTTAAAGAAATTCCTTTTGAGGAACTTACAGA